CGCCAAACGCGTGATAGAAATCATCATGCGTGGCGGTCGAGTAAGTGAACTTATCTACAACGCTTTCAGCGCCGACACGGGCTGCCCATGCATAAGCTACAGAATCAAGGCCATCGAAACGATCCAAAGCAGCAAGACTGACAAAATAAGCATGCGCACGAAAGTGCACAGCATTTGCAAGCATGCGCTCAGTTTCTTCCATTTTGGCGGTAATAATCGCAGATGAACCACTCAAAACGGTATCTTGCGGCATCAGGGGGATAAACCCAGCAGGCATAACCTTGCCCGCACGAGCGGAAGTCTGAAGAACGCGTTGGTCAGGTCGCCGCGTCTTTGGAAAAGCAACAGGATTGTTTTGCTTTCTCATCATTACGTTTTTTTCAGTTTTCATTTTCTCTTTTTCCTTTTTGTTGAGAAAAATTTACGAACAGTTTTTCTAGCCTTAGCGCAAAACTTACATTTTGAGCGCATTAACGGCCACCCATTTTGAATTCCGTGCCTCGTGGTCGAGGCTCAAAGGGCAAAATGATCTCACCTAGATCAACGTCATCATCAGTATCTTCTGACGATGAATCGCCTCGCTTCATAACTGAAGCGCCTGAAAACAAACTATCGAAGGCACTGGCAAGGCCCTTAAATTCGCCGACTACTTCGCCAAACAAAGCTTCCTCGTCTTCCGCTGTCCATTGATCAGTCGTTTTACCAAGAGTTTTAAGAACGCCTTCGCGCAAATAAAATTTTTGCCCACTCACAGCATGATACATTTCAACCCATTCTTGACCCTCGAGCGGCCCGTAAATTTCAATTTCATCTTTAGGGCGCGCTGCTGGTGCTTGCAAAACTGGCTGTTGAAGCCGTTTTGTCGAAGCATTCATATTTTCGATTTGAGCTTGAGCAAGCTGACCAGCGCGCGCGTCAAGGTTTTCTTGTCTGTCCAAATCGTAATAGGTTTGAGCAAATGTGCCAACTTGTGAGCCAAGAGCAGAAAGAAAACTTGGAATGGGCTGCGCTGCAAAACCTTGACCGCCTGTTGCTTGCAGCACAGTGAGCGGGTTGAACCCCGCTTCTTTTGCTCGAGCGCGAAGCGCTACCAAATCTGTAGTATTTGCAGCGGCTTGTGCTCTGGACTGCTGCCTTGAAGACAACGCACCGCCCACAGCTGTTCCTAACGCAACAGCTGTTTTTGAGGCACCCAACGCACCGAGAACAGGTCCAATCAATCCAAACATTAGAAAGCACCTCCACAAAATGCTTTAAAGTATTGCGGGAAACCCGCTGCAACAGCTCCGCTAATCGCGGACAAAAAAGCAATCAAAAGCCGATTTAGCAATGCCTTTGAGGCGATTTGTTTAATATTTTCCATTTTCTAGCCTTTACACCAAGGAACATAAGCTCGCCCAGAACCGCCACCACGGCGCGAATCTGGACGCTTTTTACAAGTAAAGCGATCAAGTCGCTCTATACGATCAGGAGACAATACTTTGTCTTGTCTTTGTTTTGTTCTTAATTCTCTATCTTGCCTTTCAGGAAGAGCAGATAAAGAAGACACTGACTTAACCGCTACTCGCGGTTTCGTCAACTTTTGAGAACGAGCATAAGAAAGCGCGTCTAGCGCCGCTCTGGAGGTAAAACGGGAAGGCGCATCGCTTCGGGAAGCGCGCCGCGCTGGAGCCGCTCTATCGGACGGCGCACCAATGCGAGAAGTTCTACGAGACTTTCTACGCGCCATGACTTTGTTACCCCATTCCTAAAATCGGTGAAAACAAGTTCACCTGTTTTCAACTTGCTCACTAAGCAATCCTCAAAAACAATCGACTTGTCAACACGTTTGCGAAATTCACCCGAGCCTAAAACGGGTATTTTGTCAAAATGCCTTAATTTTAAACCAACGCGAACTTCTGCTGGAAAAAATCTTTTATTAAAAGCCTCGAAATCTGTTTCAGATATTGGCGGCTCGAAACATTTATTACCAGAAATTGAATACCAAACGGACCTATGAGCAGCCCAAGCCAAATGAAAAGAAGCTCCGCTCAGGTAAAACTGAACGTGTGCGCCATTCTTAAATGTGGCTTCGGGCAGCGTATAGGTAAGAGAAAAAGGCAACCCAGCATCTATACGCGATTTAGCCAAATGAAACCAATATGCAGCCCCAAGGGGAGGTTTTTTTGACATCATCACGCGGCGCGTTGTTTTCTCAGAGCCATCATCTTTAAGCGCATACTTGAGAACATATAGAAGGCCCCGATAATCGGGCTTTTGCACAAAAACAAAACCGTGGGGCCAATATTTCCAAGATTGCATTTGAGTTTCCAACAACGGCATCGCTGGCGCACTGCCCTCAAAATACAAAACACAATGCCAATGAGCACGACCACGCTTTGTGCCATACTCGCCCGCCACGATATAACGGACTTTGTAACCATCAAAGCGCAACCGTTTAAGCATTTTCTGAAAATCAGAATACACAAGCACTTGGGCGCTTGGAGATGCTGAATCGGCATAAGTCAAAGTGATAGCATAAAACGCTGAAGCAGTGAGCGCCTCGGCATAAGCTCGGCCCGCAAAATCAGTCAACCTAATTTGCTTACAGCGTTTACACTTGCGACAGGGAACCTCAGTAAAAGCCCCGTCTGGAGAATAAATTTTCACCATATCTAGGCACATCTTTCGGTTTCCTGTCACTAAGTGCATTAAAGAACAAGGGGGAGAATGCACCCAGACCACAACATGTTGTGGTCTGGTAAGCCGAAAGCTGGCCCCTCCACTATGTGGAGGTTACGGGGCCTTGAGCTTTCTAACGTAGGAAGCAGCGCGCGCAAGCGAACTAAAGTGCTAACTGCTAGACTACTAAGAAAGCGGCCCCAAGAGCCAGCTAAGACTTGGCGGTCCGAACTCGCCAGTCAGAATACTGCCAATGTGCACAGTCCCAACCAGCCTTTCCAACCGACCAATCTGCGCCCCAATCGCCGCCCCAAGTCAATTTGAGGCCCTGCTGACGAGCAACCTCTTTTCCAAGAGTGCCGAGCAGGAGCCAAGCGGCGGGAGTCATGCCATCCCACCCACGGGTTGAATGTATGATGTCTAAGGCTAGACCAAAATTATGCGGGCTCTGCCCTCCCTTGGCCTTAGAACGGCCCAGAGAATACAATTTTTCTTGTTCATCCCAAGTGCGATGCCCCCATACGACACGCAAGGGAACTCCCTGCGCTGCGGCAGCACGTTGGAAAGCAAACCACCATTTTTTTAAATCAGCGTCAGTTTTTTCTGATCCATCAAAAATGCCTCGATTTTTATTAGAACGCTCTACAGCAGTATGAGCGGCAGACAAGCTATCAATTCTCAAAAAAGTATCCTTTGCTTTGTTAAAAAAGGGGACGCTGAAAAGCGCCCCCTTAATGTTATCAAAAATACGCTTAAACCGCATTTTCTGGCTCTACGGCGGCCAACTCTACCTTCTCAGGTAGGTCACCCGCCAAAACATCTTTCGACGCCTCTACAGGCTTCTCGGAAGCCGCCTCAGTCTCTGCTGAAGAACTAACAATTTCCGAAACATTCGGAACGATCGTCTTCGCCCGAGCTTGAGCTTGCATTTGTTGCATTTGCAACGTCATAGCGCGCAGCTCGCGCTGCACAGCGGCTAACGCTGGGTTAATCGCAGGGCGATGCCCAACGGTTGTCCAGGTCTTTTCTGGATCGCCTTTGACCAGGGTAGACCCCTGGTGGTTATACAATGACAGAAACGCATCAGAAGTAGATTTAAAAATCACCTCTGCGTCTTTGTCATGAATGAACGCAAAATCAAAAGAACCAGCGGGAAGAACCTTAAAAAGAACAGGTTCACCACCATCAGAACACCAAATTTCGAGCGTTTGAGAACAAACCCCCGCTAGCGTTCGACGTTTGCCCGCAGGAACAGAAACAGCATCGGAAAAATCCCAGCTCTCGAGATGTAGAAAAGTTTTCATCTTTTTTTAACTCCAAAAATTGCGATGAAAAGAGAGCGCTTAAGCGCTCTCAATAATATCAGTCGGGATCACTTCTGCGACTGCATCGTAATCACCCTGCGCTTCATAAAGCGCGCCACCAAACTGTGTAATCCCCTCAATGGATGCATTGTAAGCAACTTGCACAATAAAGGGGTCCGACAGAGTATCTCTGAACACGTTGTGCGCGAGATCCGTTGGCACCAAAAACGCATCTTCGTCTAGAACAGGATCGACAGTGCGAACCGACCAGATATTTTGCTGATCCTCATCGGAAGGATCAGAAGCCAAGGTGCGCAAATAGCGACCACCAACACCAACCCGAGAACGGCTCCAATGATAGTTCATCGGCGCGTAACCAAAAGTTCCGTCTGGCGTTGTATGCAACGCGTCAACAAAGCGATTAGGAACGACATCGACTTGTTGCGTGTCCAAGTGATCACGAAGCGCATTAGGCAACTCGTCTTGCTCCAAACGCAAGAACATGTCCGCTTGGCGATCAAAAACAGGCTCTGGAATAATTTCATATGTAAGAACGATAACGCCCCCTGTCGGCTGCTTAGGCATCCGAAGCGGAATAGAAACAGAAGTTTCACCGTTCGTAACATATGTGTCCAAATTTGCAGCGTCGCTGGCAAAGCGTTGCGTATAACCGAAAGTACCATTTGCTGAACCAATCAAAATCGGATCATGATACGCCGCGTTTGGAATTTCCAAGCCGCGCATAAGCATATCGATCAACTCATCATCATTGCCAGCATACTGCTGGCGCAGCTTTGCAAACGCTTGCGTTTTGCGAGCAGCATCAAGCTTTGACAATGAAACGCTAACTCCATCAGTTTGTAGCTCGGCCCAAATACGACCAGTCCAATCGTAATCACCATCGGCGTCGGTAACCATGTTTTGAGTCGAAGCTGGCATAAATTTTTGATAACCCAGAAAGTCAGCTGACTTAACAGGTAAATCACCACCGACCAGATTTAGACTAACTTCACCTTCAAGCAAAGCTTGGTCAAAGTCTGGAACAATTCGAGCAATCGCAGTCGAACCCCAAAGCGACCGCGCCAAATCATGGTTGGTCACAGCTCGCTCTGGAAGCGAAATTGAAACCTGTTTGCGACGATAATTAACAACGTGGTTATAAGCCTCATTATAAATAGAATTAACTTGCTCGCCGTTTTTAATATGTTCGCCAAACGCGTGATAGAAATCATCATGCGTGGCGGTCGAGTAAGTGAACTTATCTACAACGCTTTCAGCGCCGACA